GAAACAAATCCGTGACTATGCGAAGTCTGTTGGGTGGACTGACCAAGAACTCAGTTCCGTGTATGACAGTCGTGCTGTGCAGACCTTGTATAAGGCAATGAAGTATGAGCAACTTCAAAAGAGCAAACCAGAGTTAACCAAGAAACTCTTAGCTGCTCCCAAGATGATGCGTTCTGGGACTTCTGCGCCTCCTAACAGGTCTTCACCTGATAAACAGGCAATGCAAAGGTTGCGTGAGACAGGAAAAGTCTCAGACGCTGCCAAAGCATTTGAACGATTCTTTTAAATTTTGGAGTATTAAATTATGGCTACCTATCAAACATATACCGCAATCGGTATGAGAGAAGACCTTTCGGATGTTATCTACTCGATTTCACCAACAGATGTTCCATTTATGTCTTCCATTGGCAAGACTAAAGCTACTGCTGTTCTGCACGAGTGGCAGACAGACAGCTTGGCTGCTGCTTCTTTAGACAACTTCACAGTTGAGGGTGCAACAGCATCTGACGCTACTATGTCTCCTACTACTCGTGTTGGCAACCGCACTCAGATTGCACAGAAAACTATCAAGATTTCTGGCACTTTGCAGTCTGTTGACAAGGCTGGTCGTAAGTCTGAAAAAGCCTATCAACTGGCTAAGGCTTCTAGCGAAATCAAGCGTGACATGGAAACAACCCTGTTGAGCAACCAAGTGGCTGCTAACGGCAATTCCTCTACTGCTCGTAAAATGGGCGGTCTGCAAGCATGGTTGAACTCTAACTATGATGGCGGTACTTCTGGTGTTGCTGGTGACTTGGGTACAACTGCTCGTACAAACGGCACTAACCGCACTTTCACAGAAGACATTTTGAAGACTGTTATCCGTGAAGTTTACGCTTCTGGTGGCAATCCTAAAGTGTTGATGGTCAACCCTGCTCACAAGCAGTTGGTTTCTGCCTTCACTGGTATTGCTGCGCAGCGTTTCATGGCCCCTTCAAATGCGCCTACAACCATCATTGGTGCGGCTGATGTCTATTTGAGCGATTTCGGTACAGTTTCTGTTGTGCCTAACCGCTTTATGACTTCTACCAACTCCTGCGATGATGTTGCGTTTATTGTTGACCCCGACATGGCTGCTATCGCTTATCTGCGCCCTTTCCAGACCAACGAGTTGGCTGTTACTGGTGACAATGAGTCCACACAGTTGTTGGCTGAGTTCACCTTGGAAGTTAAAAACCAAGCTGCTCACGGCATTTTGGCTGACCTCACACCTTAATTTAAGGTAACTCCAAAAAATGCCTCAGACTTAATACTCTGGGGCATTTTCTTTTCTACGCAAACTGATAGAATTAGTGTATGGAAAACATTAGACAAACTGCTGTTCACGCTGATGGCGAAGGTGGCATCGTTATTCAAACTCGTCAGGATGTTTCTGACATTGTTGAGCAGAATAAAAAAGAATATAACTCCTTTGATGAACGAGCAAGATGGTCTGACCAATTGTTTGGCAATAAGGTTGCGTCTATTCCAATGACTGTCATTGATGACTTGAACAAAGTTGGAATAATGCGTGGCTTTGCTGTTCTTGATGACAAGCGTTTTGCTGCTTGGTTAAATGACCCAATGAATCGTGCATGGCGCACTAGGACAGGAGTTGTATGAGTTTCACTACCTACTCTGATTTACAGACTTCAATAGGAAACTATTTGGCTCGTTCTGATTTGACAAGCCAGATACCAGATTTCATTACATTCGCTGAAAATCGTCTGCGTAGAGAACTGCGTATTCGTCAGATGCTCAAGTCAGTAACGACTGCGACTGTAAGTGGTGACTCTACTCTTGAGATACCTAGCGACTTTTTACAGGCTCGTGATTTTGTTGTTTTAACAAATCCTATTCAGCCTTTGAATTACTCTAGTCCTTCAGCATTGTCTAATGACCCAAGAACATCAGAAGTTGGCGTTCCTAAGTCTTACACTATTCTTGCTAACGACTTTCAGTTAACTCCTGTTCCTGATGGTGTTTATACAGCTAAGTTACTTTACTTTGCTGCTCCTGCTTATCTGTCTAGCAGTAACACAACAAACGTATTCCTGACAACTGCACCAGATGCTTTGCTTTACGCTGCATTGATTGAGGCAGAGCCTTATCTTATGAACGATGCACGAATCAATACATGGGGAACTATGTACGACAGGGCGATTGCATCTCTTGCCAAGTCTGACGAACAAGGTCAGTATTCTGGCGTTCCTTTAGCAATGAAATTAACATCAAGGTGAAACTATGGCTGAAATGTCTAACTACTTAGAAAATGCTCTTATCAATGTTACGTTGAGAGCAACTAGCTACACAGCACCAACAACTGTGTACTTGGCTTTATACACAACTGACCCAACAGATGCTGACACTGGAACTGAGTGTTCTGGTACTAGTTATGCTCGTCAAGCAATTACATTTGGTGCGCCTTCTAATGGTGCTTCTACCAACTCCGCAGCTATCGAGTTTCCTCAAGCTGGTGGTGCATGGGGAACAATTACACACATTGGAATCCGTGATGCTTTGACTACAGGCAACTTGCTGTATCACTCACCACTAGATGCTTCTAAGACGATTGCAACTGGCGATGTGTTCCGCATTGCTTCTGGTTCATTGAGCGTTACTTTAGCGTGAGATGGCTGACTTACTGCCTCCGTGGACAATTGACTCGCTAGACAATTTAAAGTCTAGCATTGATGACTTAACACTCACACTCGATAGTCCACTTTACGAAACCTCAGTAACCCTATGGGATGCCTATGGGTCTGTAACTGCGTCTGCAAGTGTTACAGCAGATGCTACTAGGGTTCAGTTTGGCAGTGGGGCGGTAGATGGTACAGCGACTGTTACGGCAGACGCAGTAAGGGTTCAGTTTGCCAGTGCAAGCATTACTGCTAATGCCAGTGCGTCTTGTGATGCGACTAGGGTGCAGTTTGGCTCTGGTGCTATTGATGGTAATGCTACTGTCAGCGCAGATGCTACTCGTGTCCAGTTTGCTAGTGGTAGTATCACTGGTAGTACCACTGTAACTGCTGTTGGCGGTATTGTTAAGGATGGCGTAGCCTCCGTTACTTGCGTAGCTTTAGTTGTCGCAAATGGCGGTATTGTCGCTGAAGGTGTCGCAAGTGTTACTGGTAGTGCGACAGTAAGCGCAATTGGTATCCGTGTTCAAAATGCTGTTGGTAACATAACTGCTACTGCAACAGTAACGGCTGAAGCAATTAAAGTTAGAGACTCTGTAGCAAGTGTCACAGGCAATGCTAATGTTGTCGCTAGTGCGTCTGCAATTTATGCAGGGGTAGCCTCGGTATCAGGTCTAGCAACAATTATTGCAGTTGGTCATATCCTTGGTGATAATTGGTCACCTGTTGTCGAAAATGACAACACTTGGACACCAGTAAGCAGAGACACAAACACTTGGACTGCTGTTTCTGGTGACACAAATACATGGACACCAGTTGCTGCTAATGACAACGATTGGACAATTCAGTCTCAAGGAAGTAATACATGGCTACGACAAAATTAACCTTTGGTGAGTGGATGCCTGACCAGCCTAGCGTATCAGGTGCGTTAACTGACGCTAAGAACGTGGTTTCTCAGGCTATCGGTTATGGCCCATTTCCTACGCCTGTGACGTTCTCCACAAGTAACGCTGCTGAAGACTTAACTGCTCTTTATGCTGCCAAAAAACCTAATGGTGAAACAGAACTATTTGCGGCTGGCTCTACCAGAATTTATACAGTAAGTGGTGTGGGTGCTATCACGCAGGTTAAGTCAGGCATGACAACTGGTGCTAACGATAGGGTTCGGTTTACTCAGTTTGGTAAGACTGTAATCTCTACAAACAATGCTGAGAAGCTACAAGCATGGACGCTAGGAACTTCTACATCGTTTGCTGATTTGTCTGCTACCGCACCTATTGCTAAGTTCATTACAGTAGTGCGTGATTTTGTCGTGTGCGGAAATACGCTAGAAACGACACAACAGCAGTATCGTGTACGTTGGTCAGCATTAAACGACGAGACAGATTGGACAGAGAACGTAAACACTCAGTCTGATTATCAGGACATTCCTGATGGTGGACAGATTGTCGGAATCCGTGGTGGTGAGTTTGGTCTTATCTTTTTAGAGCGAGCCATTCACCGAATGACCTATGTAGGTACTCCGTTCATTTTCCAGTTTGACAATATCTCTCGTGGTAAGGGATGCATGGTTTCTGGCTCTCTTGCTCAGTACCAAGGTCTTACATTCTTCTTATCTGACGATGGTTTCTACACTTGTGATGGACAAAATGTCACAAGCATAGGCGCAGAAAAGGTTGATAGGTTCTTTTTAGATAACGCATCAGACTCTGACTATGCTTCTATGTCTGCTGCTGTTGACCCTATCCGAAAACTTGTAATCTGGAATTACAAAACTGTTAACGGAAACAGAAACGTACTGATTTACAACTTTAAGACTCAGAAGTGGACTTATGGGGACGCTGGAACGGACTACTTGTCTGAAGCCTCTACATCGTCTGTAACGCTTGAGCAACTGGATAGCATTTCTAACTCTATTGATGCTTTGACAACTTCCTTAGATTCTCGTCTGTATGTTGGCGGTAAGTATTTCTTAGGAGGTACTTTAGGGACTCGTGTAATGAGTTTCACAGGTGCTAACCAAACAGCCGTAATTTCTACTGGCGACTTGGATATTGGTGCTAACTCAGTAGTAACCCTAGCTAGACCTATTGTTGACAATGGCTCTGCGACTGTGGCTATTGCTTC